AAACCGACTCTACCCCCTTTTGAATTGTTTACCCCCTTTTAGATTGTCAAACTATTTTTCCTGGAGAACCGATCAGCCTGGAGAACCTTTGCCAACAAAAAAAAAGGAGCAACAAGTTAATGTTACCCCCTTTTGAATTGTTTACCCCTTATTAGATTGCTATACTAAAATCCGTCCTTCGCAAATTTAGGCACTCTCGAGCCGTTACAACGTGCATCGGGAAATTGTGATGGCTTTCTATACTTGCCTTCGGCATACTTCCTCTCTGCCTCTATTTCACCCCTTGTCCGTTCTATTGAGAATCCAGTTATTGGATTGGTATGGTAGTTCCAAAAATCTCTTGGATAATTACCTCTTTGTGTTTGTTCAGGTGTCATTACTTTTAAGTCTGCCCATTTTTTATAGTTTGCCATTTTATATTAGTTTTTTAAGTTCGATTAATTGCTTTAATAATTGTAATCTTGATTCTCTGAGTTTAGATTCGTGGTACTCTACTTTTGCCCTTGACTCTTTTATGAGTTCATTTAGTTCTGTTACTCTGATCTCTCCTTCCATCTTAATCTATTTCGGGTAATCCCCAGTCGTTTATAGTTATTTCTAAATCTAAAGGCACTCCACAGTCACCTGCTTCGCATCTAAAATTATCTTTGGGATTGTTATGCCCACACATATTGCATTTGTTGTTAGCCATCTTATTTGTATTTGCTATGGTTAATTAGTCTGCCACTTGACAAAATGTGTCCTGCCTCCTCTCTACTGATTTGATGATGCTCTGCAAAGACATCAATAGTCAAATAGTTGTTAAAGTATTCAATGTACATTGCTTCTTGTTGTTCGTCTGTGTATTCCATCTTAGTTGGTTTTTTTTAAGTCAATTAGTCTTTGTGTTTGTTCTCCTTGTTGTATTGATAATTCAACGATCTCGTCAAACAGTTTACTGTTCATTAATTCTTTGCTACTGTTCATAAGCTTGAGTATTTCGTTAAATGCTTGATGCTTCTCAATTGATGCTTTTACTGTCATTACTGTCATAATATTTGTTTTTAGTTATTTTCTTTATAATCGTTTTCGTATGCAAATTCGTGAATCTCTTCCTTTACTATATCGGTAATTAGTTCCCCGTGCAATACTGACTCTAAGCAATGCTGTGCCTCTTGAAAGCTAACATCATAGTTATCCTTTACGTCATCTACGTTCCACCAGGAAACGTGGTAGCCTACACTTTTCAATAGGTCTTTTGCTTTTTGTATCTCTTCTGCTCTTTTCATATCGTTTGTTTATAATCGTTTTATAATAATTCTATTTGGACATCATCATAACCCATACGTTCATACTCTTTTACTACTAATGAAGCATCTATCTCGGATTGGTTTTCATAAACACAAACACCTCCCACCCAAACTGCGTATGTTTTTTTTAATTCTTTATTGCTCATAATTCTTGTTTTTATTGGTTTATAATTGTTCTAATTTTTTAGCTAATTCTCTTACTGACTCCAAAGCATCTGTTACCTCTTGAGTAGGCACATAGTCATTGATAATGTCTTGGTAAATTTCATCTAATAATTCTAATTTGGTTTTCATATCGTTTGTTTTACTTGTTAAACTTGGTGCAATATACACCTTTTATTTTAATTGGCAAATTCTATCTTATTTTTATTGCAAGTTAATTCTATAACTGTATCAACATTCACAGTTCGGTAGCCATCATTCACTACATCAAAAACAATAATATAGTTAAAAGTCTTTGGGTCATACCCAAGCACTCCACCTTTAAGATGCTTTTTTACTCCGAGCCTTCCGTTGAGTTCTCTAAGCATTCCGTTCTTCTTAATAAACTTAATAGTAAAGAATTTTCCAGTACTAATTGCCTTGATGATTTGTTCTCTTTTGTTTGTCATAATGTTTGTTTTTAATTGTTATCTGAAGCAAATCTACAAATACTTTTTAATTCCACCAAAACTTTTTTACTTTTTTACTTGACAAGACCTACAAAACTACTTTTGTTTGTAGTGTGGTACAATGCCATCTCCTGGATTCCAGGATTGACAAAGAACCAAAATCAAAAAACCCCAACGAGAAATCGGAGGGGTATTGAATTGAAAGGGGGGTATTGAATTGAAAGAGGGGTATTGAATTGTCAAACCACCCTATTGAATTGTTAAACTAATTAACGATGTACATTCCTTTAGGAACTGATCTCATCAACAGATACTCACAAGCATAACGCAAGGCATCTATTCCGTGATTCCAATCATCACGAGGCACAGAACCCCTCATCTTCCAAGAGTAGTTATTAAACTCTTTTATCAGGTCTATTGAATTGCTATCTATAACAATGTGATAGTCTTGCATCATTGCAATACCTGTCAAGATACTACCTTTCTTCTTTATTGTAGGGGTAACGTTAAGTCCTTTCATCTTAAATTCTGACAACAGTCTTGGTTCTGAATTATCACATACAATAAGATTCTTACCTGCGTACCTCCTATTAGATTCATAGAGCTGAGATGTAGCCATTCCTGGTTTGTAGAAGTGGAGCTTCGCCCATACCTTCTTTAGTTTCTTGTCTACTGCAACCTCTACCAATACAGAAGGGTCTACCGAGAATCCAAAGTCTTGCCCAAAAATAGTATCCATATCTTTAGGGAAATCTCCTATCGACCAATCGGTAAACACAACACCTTCTGCTCTGTCTAACCAACCTCCCATTATCTGATGGCGAAACTTCTCAGGTCTGTTCTTCTGCATATCCTTTAAGCCTAACACAAATGATTCTGATAGGTTTTCTATATTGTCAAGGTATGTAGTATGGATATAGTTGACGTTCTCCTTATCTCCATTATGCCCATCAGGCACTCCTCTATTCTGAAAGAACCTTTGGTATATCCAATGCTCTTTTGTCGTAGGGTTTAAGATTACGATACATCTATTCTTTACTCCTTTTGCTCTAACAGAAAAGTCAATCTTATCGAATACCTCTTCATCAGTAAGTTCTTCTGCCTCGTCAACAACAAACGTTGTAACGGCATTAATAGACTTCAGCTTTGCAGTTTGGTCGCCACTTGATGTCTTGACCCCACTAAAGATAATTGAACTACCTGTAAGTTTGTTTGTGATCTCTGCCTTTGTTACGTCAAAGTGTTCTGCAACACCCATCAAATCTATCTTCTCCAAGAACTCAGGAATAATAGACATCGAAGCTGAGGTCATAGTGTAACGAGTAAAGAGAATCTTATGCCCCTTCTCATAGGTTAGGTGGAGCAGGAATACGTTTATACCAAACGACTTTCCCGAACCACGACCTCCTGTTACAACGTGATACCTTGCATCACTATTGTATAATGATTTGTATTTCTTATTCAGTTGTACTTGACTCATCCTCTTCTTCTTCTATTGGTGTTATGTCTATTGTAGTTTCCTCAAGAAAGTTTACAATAGGAATATTTATATCGGTCTTAACATTGACCTCCTTCTGTTCTTTAGGCTTACCATATGTAAACTCTAATAGCATCTTCATATGGGGGAAACTCTCCTTAGCTTGTTTCGCTACCTCAAGCCACATCTTCTCCTCGCTACCATAGGCTTTTTTTATGGCACTAACTGCAAAGTTACGTAGCTTCTTCTCAGTTACCTTAGGAGGTCTACCTGCTCTACCTTTAGTTGAATGACCACCATTGTTCTTGCGACCATCAACCTTCTGTGGTTTGTTCTCATCGTTATTCTCCATCATCAATGATCTTTGACGTTGTTAAAATCAACTGAACGAATCCAAAATACAATACGTAATCAACAATGTAATACCTGTTATCATCTTCCTCTCTCGTTCCAAAGTACTCATACGTTCTTGTGCCAAATAGGATTCCGTTAAACAATCCTGCACTTAAATACCAATCTTTTCCTTCCATAATTATTCTTCTTTTTCTAATGAGATTAAAATAAACTTAACTGTTACTAATACTCCGAATACTACTACAAGTACTGCTGCTAAAATATTACAATTCATAATTTACGTTTTAGTGTTGCTACAAATAATCTTAAATCGGCAACTGGTATCTTATGCCTTGCTCTAAATCCTTCTACAAAGTTTGCATACGAACAAGTTTTCTCTGAGTATGTATCTTCCTCTGTTAATTTTATTCCTGTTATTGCACAATATTGTCTTTTGCTCATAGTTCTGTGTTTTTCATTGTTCCTGTTGTAATTAGTCTGTATTTTCTTTTCAAGGACTCGATATACAAAGTCGCATCCATTAATTCTTCTTGGAGATGTTGTAGCCAATCTAAGGCACTCAAATCTTCTCTCTCCATTGTCTTACCATATTTTTCTATTCCTACCTTAGAACGCTCTTTATAAGCCTCTATAACTGTCTGTACTATCTTGTCCTCCATATTATTTTCTGTTTTTATAAAAGTGGTTATACAATTCCCAAATCTTCTCTTGGGTTTTCTTTGCGTTGTATCTCTTGTCGCTTCTTGTTATATCTCCGTTGTAATCTATTTCTATCTCGAATACAGTCTTGGTAACTACAATAGGATATATCTTTATTTCGTTAGCTATACAGTATTGTTGTGCCTTATGATTATAGTCTATCATATAAAATCCTCATTAAGCTGGTCTATCCAATCATCACGTTCTTGCTCAAGCTCTTGCCATATATCTTCTTCAAGTTGTATAAACCCTTCCATTACATTCATATCTTTTCTTTTTAAAACATTCGTATTTGTGCCTTATGATTGTAATCTATCATTTATTTCATCAAATATATCTAATTGATAATTTATCTCTCCTTCCGTTTCTTTTCTTTCATCCAAATCATTTACTCCACAAAACCCATTACATTCAAACAAAGGCTTAGGCTCTATTCCTTTCATAACAGACAAGTCCTTTATGTCAGGGTAGTCATTGTGAGGCTTTAGGAATACTAATTGATTCCCACTTTTCTTAGCTTTGTTGCTTTGGTCTTTAAGCATAGTAACTGGTTTGCCTTTTAAAGCAGTAAGTTTGTGTTCCATTTCAGCCATAGCATCAAACTTCTCAGGAAAATCTCTTTTCATTTTCTGCCAATAACCAATACCACCTTGAACACATCCTGTGTTGAAGCAGTTGTTATTTAAGAATCCTAACTTGTAAGTTCTTGGAACTTCTATCCCTAATTCTTGAACCATATTTATACAGTCTTTCTTAGTATAAGCAAACATAAGAAGTGGGTAAATAGGTTTAGTATGAGAGTGATTCAATGTCATACCCTTAGCTCTTTTGACTTCATCTAATTCAAAGCCAAATGCCTGATGCTTCCAAGTATTTGTTTTTTCCCATACCTCTCTAACTCTTCTCTTTAATTCACTTGAACAAACTGCTCCGTGTGCTACATTGAGGGATTTGTGTTTTACCCATACATCTTGAACACTTCCGTACTTTTCTCCAATACCCGTAATGGTTTCTATTTCCTTTCCATACCACTTCTCGCAATCTTTTTTAAATCTATAAGTATCTTCATCTTCGTTCTTTGTATCTATAAATATTACCCTGACTTCACTAAGCCCATATATGTCGATACAGATTTTGCAAGTTACTGCTGAGGTTATACCTCCACTCCACCAAGCTATTACTTTATTTTCCATCTACCCTATGAGTTTAAATCTATATCCCTCTACAACATTCTCCAGCTCTTGAATCTTTATCTTGAGCAATTTGTTCTCGTGTTCCAATGTTGGATTGCCTTCCATTTGCCTTCTGAACTTCTCGTAATAGTTCTTGTACTTATTCTCATAAAGCATATCGTAGAACGTATGGTTCAAAGACCTTAGTACTGTTGCGTGGGTTTTAAGGTTCATAGATTCAGCCAACTCCTGTAACGTCAAGTCTGTGTATTCTCTACATAGTCTAAAGTATATCGCTCGTGGATATACATATTCTCTAAGTCTTGATTGATTTCTCAATCTTACATCAAAATCACTCTCTATCTTTAATCTAATTTCTAACGCTGTCATTTCCATATTTTTCTATTAATTCGTCTATTGCTAATTTAATTCCTGCACAAGTGAGGTACAGTTCTCTTTGTTCGTATAACTCTAATACTTCTTTTATATCGTCTATTGATAATCCCTCGTCGTAGAGCATTAACGAATCTCGATAGCCGTAGAGTATTATTTCTTGTTTCTGCTCATCTTCCATTACACCTCTCCAAATATTGTGAAGTCATCTACATCCTCCTCCTTGTCTACAAAGTATTTCTTGTATTGGTCGATTGCCTTTTCTGTTTCTGCCAATCCTTTGAAGTAGGTTTCTTCTGTTACACTAAATACACCAACGGCTTTTGTTTTCTTGTCTACTACTAAAAAGTAGAAGTCATCGTAAGATATGCCGAACAACTCACAATATATATAAACTTGC